GTGTGTATGAGGCGGCTAGTGACAGTCTTTTGGGGAAAAGTCTTGTCGCAAAGGACTCTTTCATTAAGGTGTTCACCAAATACGAGAAGGTTAACTTCACGGATAAGGTGGATCCAGTGCCTCGGGTTGTGAGCCCTCGCTCACCCAGGTACAACATCTCAGTCGGCCGGTTTTTGCGCCGTATTGAGGAGGACATATTTGATTCTTTGTCTTTTCTTTTTGACCAGCATAGGGTTGTTTTCAAAGGAATTAATGCAAGGGAATCTGGGAGGCTGATGAGAGAAAAGTGGGACATGTTCAATGATCCTGTGGCTATTGGAATAGATGCGAGACGGTTTGACCAGCACGTGTCGGTCGATGCACTTCGTTGGGAGCATGGCGTATATTTACGCTGCTTCCGAGGACGTCATCGCCGGAGGCTTGCTAGGCTGTTGTCTAGACAGTTGTTGAACTATTGCATTGGCCACACTGGAGAGGGAGTTTGAAATACAAAATCAAGGGCGGGCGCATGAGTGGGGATATGAATACATCATTGGGGAATTGTGTCCTCATGTGTTCTATGATACACGCTTATGCCTCGCATCTCGGAATACGGGTGCAGCTCGCCAATAATGGTGATGACTGTGTAATATTCATGGAGAAGGCTGATTTTGCAAGATTTCGCTCATCATTGGAGGACTGGTTTCTGGGGATGGGGTTTGACATGGCTGTTGAGCAACCGTGTTATACCTTTGAGGAAATTGAGTTCTGCCAAACACATCCAGTCAGCTTGGGTGGGGGTGAATACATCATGGTCCGCCATCCTAGGACTGGGTTGGCTAAGGACACCGTTTGTATTCACAATTACACCACAAGCAAGGAGATTTTGGGCTGGTTCCATGCCGTTGGCACAGGTGGCATGGCCATGACGGGCGGCATTCCGGTTTTCCAGGATTTTTACGCCGCTTATTTGCGGGTCGGCAAGTTCTGGAAGCATGCGAGTGACTCTCAGTCATGGGGTGTCAGGCAGCT